CTATGCTTAGAAAATATTTAGAGCCATGGATAGAGGAAAATATTAAATCAGAAGAATATGCTGATGAACATATTGGCAAAGTACAAGGCGGTTATAGATTATATTCTAAATCCGGAGGTAAAAATTTAGGTACTTATCCTACCAGAGCCGGAGCCGAAAAACGTGAACGCCAGGTTCAGTACTTCAAGCATAAAGGATAATCATGAAAGCCAAAGAAATTATACCAGCAAGCAAACCTAGAAACTTTGTAGCCAAGAATCAAAAGACCGCAGGTGCCGGAGCTCACAAAGATAAAAAGAAAGCTGAGAAACAAGGCAATGTCAAACACAAACTAAAACAGTTTGAAGATGCTGAGCCAATGGATCGTGAATTTTCTCTAGTTAAAAAGTTAGGTAGATTAGGTGAACGCATTGTACAGAATCCTAAACTTTGGGACAGATACGAAGAAGAAAACAATAGTGGAGATCCTGATTGGATCATTAGTTTAATACAGGACGGAACTGGTGCTACATTTGATGAAGTTCTAAAGCTCAGCGATCTGTTTAGCGAGATAGGTGGCGGTATGGGACGCATTATAGATTTTGCTTGGGCAGTTAAAGAAGGAACATGGGAAGAAGATTTCATGGACCCTTATAGAAAGCATAGAGATCAAGACGTAGAAGAAGGTGTGTTTGGTATCGACTCTAGAACTAAAGGCGCTATTCAAAATGTTGTTAGTCAACTTAGCGATATTCCAGGCATGTGGGATCATGCTGCTCAGACATTTACGTCCGACGGCTTAGAAAAACTAAAGTCTTTGTTAAAAGACAATCCTAAACATATCAAGTATGCTGTAAACCTAAAAGCAGATGATTACGACGAAAGCATTAACATGGAAAGATATAGAGATCCAGAAGATTGGGATGAAGGCAATACAGAACCTCCAAATAACTTTGCTGTTTATATTAACGGCAAGAAGTGGAAAGTGTTCGCAGGGCGTGGAACCTATGCCGATGACGAAAGAGAAAGAAAACAGTATTATGATCTTAGAGCGTGGGCTCAACGTAAATCCGACGCCACTGGTAAAAAGTGGACTGTTTCTATTACCGGTGAACCTCCTACAGCATAATGGATATCAAAGATTTAAAACGTCTCGCTGGTATTACAGAATTCAAAGGATTCACTCCGTATACCATTGAGCAAGGCAGCAATATCAGTTTGACCGGAAATGAAAAAGGCGAACTAATGAAGAAACACAATATTAGACCAGGAACACCTGAATGGTTTAAATTGTGGTTTAGTTTACCGTATATGACAGGAGAAAAACCTGTAGGAAAAGACGAATGGTTGAGATAACAGAATCAGCAAAAGCTAAAGTAATCGATCTTCTAAACGAAGAAAATAATCCCGGTTTGATGTTGCGTACATTCGTCCAGGGCGGCGGCTGCTCTGGTTTTCAATATGGGTTTACCTTCGATGAAGAACAGAATGATGATGATTTTGAAATCGCACTCGACGATCGTTGGAGAGTTGTCATCGATGCTATGAGCATGCAGTATCTCGCAGGTGCCGAGATTGATTATAAAGAAGATCTCAACGGTAGTCAATTTACTATTAAAAATCCCAACGCCCAAACAACCTGTGGGTGTGGAAGTAGTTTTTCAATATGAACGAGAATCAATATCCAGTATACCCCGAAGACGACGGAACAGATCGTCCTATTAATCCCTACGGACAACATTAATGAGAGCGAAAGAATTAAATCAATTACCGCAAGGAGTTACTGTCTATGTTGATATGGACGGTGTTCTCGCAGACTTGTTTAACTACGCCGGTGAAATTAATAACGTAGAACATTATAATAAAATGACTCCGGATCAATGGGAAAAATTCTTTAAGGATTCTAATGCCTACGAACTGTTTAAGAATCTTCCAGCATTTCCAACAGCTAATAAATTATTATCAATTGTTAAAAATTTCGCAGGCGGATATAAGATCCTTAGCAGTCCTTTAAACTTTGATAAAGCTGGTAGTATCAAAGGCAAAAAAGAATGGTTGGCAAAGCATATCAATGTACCTGCTGATGCATGGATATTTGAACACGAGAAACAGATATATGCCAACACCAACGGCGTGCCTAACATCCTAATCGACGACTACGGTGTTAATATCAGAAAGTGGCAAGCTGCTGGCGGAATAGCTATCAAATATCAAGCAGACGAAGATAGTCTTAAGAAAGTTCTCGACGGTCTCAGAGATGCTAAAGATATCCTAGCAAATGAACCTACAGAAAGCATAGAAGAAGCTAAAAAGAAAAAAAGACGCAGTAGATGGGCCGCATATGGGCCCGGTCCATATGGGTACTATGGCACAGCAGTAGGCTACAGCGGTGACGGAGGAGACGTCGGAGAGGATTACGATATCAACGATCCTCCACCAGGTCCAGAAACTAAGCCGACAATGCCTAGAGGTACTGTTCGTGTAGATGTCAGCGATGTCTATGATTGGTACAAGTTAGGTCAGCATATTAGCAATTTAAAAGGTCTCGGTAAGCACGACTTCGGCAAAGGACCACCAAGTGCTATTATGTCATTCGGCAGTGAAGAAGAAGAACACGAGTATATTAAAAACCTAATGAAAACCGGGTTGACTACTACTGATATTGATCCGGTTGATCCTAAACAACCAAAGAATATGAAACGTCAAAAAACAGATCCTACATATAATGTAGAAAATTTTGCTGACGGGAAAGTCAAGGGAAAAAGCCGACCTGGGCGTGTCAAACGCAGTGGTGCCAGCTGTGACGGCTCAGTAACTGATCTCCGACAACGTGCTAAAAATGCTAGCGGAGAAAAAGCCAAGATGTATCACTGGTGTGCTAACATGAAAAGCGGACGCGGTAAATAATACTATGAGAATTGAAGAGTTTACTAATCAGTTCAAATTTTTTGCTGCCAAAGTACGGGTAAAGCAGACTAATTACAGTCAGGTTATTGATACTACGGTAACTGCTAAAAATCAAGAGATGGCAAGAAGGTTGATCAAAGCACAATACGGAAAAACAGCACTGGTCAGTAATGTTAGAGAAATAAAATGAAAATCAAAGATATCGTACAAGAATCAGCAACAGCAGGATCTACATCAGCAGCTAATGTTACAGTAGGCGTAGTTTACCCTAACGTCAAAGGAAAACAGCCTAAAAAACGCAAAGACGGAACTGCTCCTAACGCCCTAGATATAAAAGGCGGAAATCTGCTTTCGGGCGGGTCTTTGGTAAAAAGATAAATACTACTATGAAAAACAATGTGTTTAATGAAGATAACGATCTAGGTCCTCAGGACCACGAAGCTTCTATGGCTAGAGCAGAGCTTTACAAATCTGCTGAATATGCCATTAAAATCTTCCATATGATCCAGCCCGGTGATAATTTAGAAGGCTGGGTCTCTGCTAAAATCACTAAAGCAGCAGATTATCTTGATTCCGTAGCACATTATATGGAATATCAAAAGAAATTTGAAGAACCAAAGGCAGACGACGAAATGTCTGATATGTCTTTGGACGACAAGCCTGACGAATCATTAACTGCTGAAGTAGCTGAAAATCTCGTCGATCAATGGAAAAAATTTAAGACACAAGGATAAGAACATGGATTTTAAATCTATACTCAATAAACTAGACACTCTTTCTACTCCACCAAAAGGTGTTGAGGCACCTAAATTGCCTGATCCGATTAGATTAGACGAAGATATCGCTATGCACGTGTTAGCAGGTACTAAGACCCTAACTGAAGCTGCTGACCTAATGGAAAAGAAATTGTCTAAAGCAGAAAAAGACAAAAAAGAAGAAGTAGTTAAGTCTATGAAGAAAGACAAGAAGGGCTTCGAAAAGAGATATGGTAAGCGTGGCGAAGAAGTTATGCATGCCACTGCTACCAAGATCGCTAAAAAGAAAGCTGAAAGTGTCGATCTAGATGACGAAGCTATCGCTGAAGAAATGAAAGTCGGCGATACAAAGAAAACCCAACACGGTACGTTGACCAAGACATCAACCGGTGTTAAACATACAAGAGATCATAAGCCAGAAGATGACGACGACTATGTTCCACCTAAGAAAGAAAAGAAAACAGCGATGACTGGTGCTGAGCGTCGTGAGCAAAAGGCCAAAGACAAAGAGCAGTCTAAGGCATCTAAAGATTATGAAAAGAAACATCCAGGTTCTGTAAAACGCTATGTCGACGGTAAACTCGTCAAAGAAGGCGGCATGGATCCAGTCGGTAAGGAAGATGATGACATCAATAACGATGGCAAAAAAGACAAGACTGACAAATATCTAAAAGCAAGACGCACTGCGATTTCAAAAGCTGTAGATAAAAAAGGTTCAACTAAAGAATCTCTATCATTCGCAACAGCACTAAAGGTCGTTAAAGAAAGCCGTGGTCAATTCCAAATTGATCCTATGGACAAGAACCTATGGACCTGGGCAGAACGTGTAGGCAAGAGCAAGTTCACAGAATCTGTTCAAGCACAGGCATTTGCTGCTGCTACCTACGAAAGAATGGGCGGTGAGTGGGGCCTACATAAAGTTATCACGGAAACTCAAAAAAAAACTTTAAGTGAGAGTCAAGTTCTCGACGAGGGCATGATTAACAAAATCATGTCCTTTATTATGTCTAAAGTTGCTCCTAAGTTTTCAAGTGAAGAACAAAATCAAATGAAAGCTGTTGCACAAAAAGTTCTAGGAAAACCAAGTGCTGATACTTCGGACTTTACATTAGATAATATCAAAGCCGTTGCCAAGGCATTAGGTGTTAAACAACCTGCTGCTGCTGAATCTATCGAAGAAGGACCAATAGATGCTGTAAAAGACTTTTTTGGTCAAAAGAAAGTAGATCCAAAAAGCGGCAAGGGAACTTTAGGTCCTGTTGATGCTTGGCACAAGGATGCTACCTTAGGAGATAAACTAACTAGTGTTGCCGGAACCTTAGGCGGAACTGCTGCTACAATCGCTGGTTTCTTTGGAGGGCCAGGATGGTTGATTATTCCAGGTATTTTAGCATTAATGATTTTAAGTCAAGTTGGTCTGAGCAAGAGCGACGCTACCTAAATTATCATTTGGTAAACAAAAGCCAGTCAACCCATTGACTGGCTTTTTTATTGACTATATAATATACATTATTAACCGGAGTCAATAAATGGCAAAAATGTACGGACCTGAAGAAAAGGCTAAACTAGAAAGATTAATCAACGAAGGCGGAAACGTACTTCGTGAAATTGAAGATTTACAAGAGGGTCTAAAAGAAACTGTTAAGGCGGTAGCAGACGAACTTCAAGTCAAACCCAGCATCATTAACAAAGCGATCAAGATCGCACACAAAGATAATTGGAAAGCCCACGAAGAAGAATGGGATGAAATTGAAATGATTCTCGGTGTTACTAAAAAGTTACCTGAATGATTAATACAATATTTGGCCCTACTATACAATGGATCAAAGATGATTGGCATAGCAGTCCTTTCCGTTTTATCATCGAGCTGCTTGCTTGGGCTATATCGATCGGCTGTTCAATCACAATGGCCCTTACAGTCCCAACTCCACCTTTGCTCATTCTTTATCCTATTTGGATCCTCGGCTGTGCTATGTATGGTTGGGCTGCTTATACTAGGAAATCATTTGGCATGTTGGCTAACTACCTCTTGCTAGTCACTATAGATAGCCTCGGCCTGATAAGAATGATAATTAATTAATATACAGTAAGGTTCGGTCAGCCATAAATGATCTGTTTGGTTTGCCAGCCGCAAGTGGCAAGGAGAAAAATTTGAGTTACGTTGACGCATTTTACAATCGCGATCAGGATACTATCCATATCGTTGAACGAGACGATAAAGGAAATAGGCATTTTAAAGAATATCCTGCTCGTCATATCTTTTATTTCCAAGACCCTAAGGGCAAATACACAAGCATCAATGGCGATCCTTTAAGCCGTGTGACTTGTAAGAATCTCAAAGATCTACACAAAGAATTAAAAATACACAGCGGAATGAAGCTGTATGAATCCGATATCAATCCGATATATCGAATATTAGAAGATCAATATCTTAATCAAGATTCCCCTAAATTATATACAGCGTTCTTTGATATTGAAGTTGATTTTGATCCCGAACGTGGATACGCATCCCCGGAGGATGCGTTCATGCCGATTACCGCTATCGCTGTCTATCTTCAGTGGTTAGAGACTATGGTCTGCTTGGCTATTCCGCCAAAAACTATGACTATGGAGCAGGCCGTTGAAGCAGTTAAAGAGTTTCCTAATACATATATTTTCGAAACCGAAGCAGAGCTGTTAGATAACTTTCTTAATCTGATTCAAGATGCTGACATCTTAAGTGGCTGGAACTCAGAAGGCTTTGATATTCCCTATACTGTTAATCGTGTTACCAAAGCATTAAGCAAGGACGATACTCGCAGATTCTGTCTTTGGGAGCAATATCCTAAAAAGCGTGAATATGAAAAATATGGTAGAACGGCATTAACCTATGATATCGTAGGCAGAGTCCATATAGACTATCTTGAGCTGTATCGCAAATATACTTATGAAGAACGCCATACATATCGATTAGATGCTATCGCAGAATACGAGCTGGGAAAGACTAAAACACAATACGAAGGCACATTGGATCAACTGTATAACAATGATTTCCGTAAGTTCATCGAATATAACAGACAAGACTGTCAACTTCTAGACGATCTCGATAAGAAACTACAGTTCCTAGATCTTGCCAATAAGATCGCACACGAAAACACAGTTCTATTACAGACCACAATGGGTGCTGTAGCTGTTACTGAACAGGCCATCATTAACGAAGCACATCGCAGAGGTTTTATAGTACCCAATCGAATCAGAAGAGAACCCGGTTCAGAACCTGCGGCAGGTGCGTATGTTGCCTATCCTAAGAAAGGCATCCACGAATGGATCGGATCTGTTGACATCAACTCACTGTATCCTAGTGCTATTCGTGCCTTGAACATGGCGCCCGAGACCATCATAGGTCAATTACGCCAAGACTACACTAAAAACTATATTGATCAAGAAATGGGCAAGGGCAAGTCATTTGCTGCCGCATGGGAAGGTGTATTTGGTAGTTTAGAATATGAGTTCGTTATGGAACGAAATGTCGCTAAGGAAATCACCATCGACTGGGAAAGTGGCGGCAGCGATATCCTCAGCGGTGCCCAAATCTATGATCTTATATTTGAAAGCAACCAGCCTTGGATGCTAAGTGCTAATGGCACTATCTTCACTTACGAAAAAGAAGGTATCATTCCTGGACTGTTAAAGCGTTGGTATGCTGAACGTAAAGAGATGCAGGCTAAACTCAAAGAATGTATACAAGCAGGCAACAAAGTTGAAGAAGAATATTGGGACAAGCGGCAATTGGTTAAGAAAATTAACTTGAACAGTTTGTATGGTGCTATTCTTAATCCCGGTTGTAGATTCTTTGATAACCGCATCGGCCAATCAACTACACTCAGCGGTAGGCAGATTGTCAAGCACATGGCTAGTAAGATCAACGAGATTGCCACAGGCGAATACGATTACAAAGGCAAAGCAGTTATCTACGGCGATACTGACTCTTGTTACTTCTCTGCGTATCCTGTGCTGAAAAAAGAAATAGAGTCTGGCAAACTTCCTTGGACTAAAGAAACGATCGTACAACTCTATGATCAAATCGCAGATGAAGTCAATGCCAGCTTTCCTAAGATGATGCAGGATAAATTCCATTGTCCAAAGACCCGTGGCGAAGTAATTAAAGCTGGACGTGAAATCGTCGCATCAAAAGGTTTATTCATTACAAAGAAACGGTATGCTGTTCTTTATTACGATAAAGAAGGTAAACGAACAGACGTAGATGGTAAGCCAGGTAAGATCAAGGCCATGGGCTTGGATCTAAAACGTAGCGATACTCCTGTGATCATCCAAGATTTCTTGAGTCAAGTATTAGAAAAAGTACTAAATGGTGTGCCCAAGGACGAAATCCTCGAGTATATAACCAATTTCAGAACTGAATTTAAAACTAGACCTGGCTGGGAGAAAGGTTCTCCAAAACGAGCTAATAATATTACAGAATATGCGGCCAAGGAAAAGAAACAAGGCAAGGCAAATATGCCAGGTCACGTTCGTGCTTCTTTGAATTGGAATACTTTAAAGCGTATGCATGATGACAAATATTCTATGGGCATCACTGACGGTGCTAAAGTCATCGTCTGTAAGGTCAAAGATAATCCAATGGGATATACATCAGTTGCTTATCCTGTTGATGAACTTAGGTTGCCGCAATGGTTCAAAGACTTGCCCTTTAATGACGGCGAGATGGAAACTGCCGTCATTGATGAAAAACTAGAAAACCTTATCGGTGTTTTGGAATGGGACATCAGCAGTACAAGGTCGGATAATACATTCAATAAATTGTTTGACTTTGAGTAAATTGCGGTTGCTTTTTACTCTAGATCTAAATATAATCTTAATATACAGGAGAACTTTCAATGAAAGACATTTTACAAGACATCGTGTCACATACACAAAACCTAGGCTTCTTAACTACAGTTAAAGTAACAGGCTCTGAAAAAGGCACAGACATTTTTTCTATGGCAGATGATCGTTCAGTGATCATGGAAGCTGCTACGCACAATCCATATCCAGATATGATCGGTACTTTTGGTATGCCTCAATTACAGAAATTGAAATATCTGCTAGATGGACCGGAATACAAAGAAGATGCTAAGATCAATATTATCTCAGCAGAACGCAACGGTGAAACGATTCCAGTAGGCATCCACTTTGAAAATAAAGGCGGTGACTTCAAAAACGATTATCGTTTTATGAATCAGGAAATCATCAATGAAAAGATGAAGACTGTTAAGTTCCGTGGTGTTAAGTGGGACGTAGAGGTTGAACCAAGCGTTGCATCTGTACAGCGTTTCAATTTTCAAGCAGGTGCTCACAGCGAACATCCAACATTCTTAGCCAAGACAGACGGCGGTAACCTAAAGTTCATCTTCGGCGATGCGTCGACACACGGTGGCGAGTTTGTATTCGCACAGAACGTAGCAGGTAAACTTGATCGCGGATGGACTTGGCCGGTGCTACCAATCCTAAGTATCTTAAAAGTAGCAGACGTAAACAATACAAAGATGAGCCTAAGTAACGAGGGTGCTATACAGATCACTCTAGACAGTGGTGTGGCAGTTTACAAATACATTATTCCAGCACAACAGCAATAATGATCAAAGGTTTACAAGGCACAATAGGTATTACGGTTAGTGCCGGCAATACCTCCCTACCGTATGTAGGACCAAACACGAGCAATCCAATGACTGGAATGATTCGTATCAACGGTACTGAACTAGAAGTATTCAACGGTAGCAATTGGCAGACAATATCTACCAGCTATGCCACAGTAAGCCTAGATCAAGATGTTTTAGACATTGTACAATGGGCTCGTAAAAAACGTCAAGAAGAAGATGATTGGTACAAACTGGCTTCATCTAATGAAGCAGTTCGTATCGCATTAGAACAACTAGAACAGGCAAAGACAAGATTAGAACTTACAACAATTTTAGCGAGAGATCATGAAACAACCAGTTAACCTAACACCATTACAAAAAGACTACGCAGTCTATTTGCCTGCGATTAGTTGCTTTTTTTCAACATACGTCAGCAAACAACGATACGAAGAATTTGTTCCGCAGGATCGTATTCCTAAAGGCTTTGACCGCGGCATTGAGGGCATGAATTTCCTTAATCCTGAACAAGGGTACTTTACTTACAAATATGGATTATATTCAGCAGGTCACGCACAGTTAGATCTTGAAAAAACAATGAAACAAGACAGCATGATCCAACAACGCGATCGTGCTAATACAGTGATCGTCGGTGATTCAGGCGGATATCAGATTGGTAAAGGTGTTCTTAAATTTGACTGGCAAAACTTTGATGGTCCTAGTGCCAACAAAACTCGTGATAGTATTCTTAATTGGTTAGAGTTAACTGCTGATTGGTCTATGTTATTAGACGTTCCTACTTGGGCCTGTGACCATATTCATAGTCCAAAGACTGGTTTAAAGAGTTTTGATGATTGTCTAGATAAAACACTACACAATAACGATTACTTCATCCGTAATCGATTAGGACAAACTAAATTCCTAAATGTTCTACAAGGCAGTGACTGGGAAACAGCACAGGCTTGGTACGAAGCAGTTAAACATTTGCCCACCGAAGGTTGGGCGATGGGTGGTAAAAATATGTGCGATATGGAAGTCGCATTAAAAAGGCTTATTATTCTAAGAGACGAAAAGCTCTTAGATGATAGGAACTGGATGCACTTCTTAGGTACAGCCCAGTTAGATTGGAGTTGTTATTTAACGTCGATTCAACGACAAGTGAGAGAACATATCAATGAAAACTTTACCATATCTTTTGATTGTGCCAGCCCGTTTATCGCAACAGCACACGGACTCGTCTACACAAATGCCCAACACACAAACAAACGCTGGTCAGTCATCATGGACAAAGCCCCAGACAACAAAGCCCTTAGCCAGGCTTTTCATGTCCCATTCCCGTTCGAATCAGAGATCGGACGCAGACTCAGCCAAGGCGACATCTGCTGGTACAAACCAGGAATGCTCAACAAAGTAGGAAAAGAAGGCAAAACATCGTGGGATAGTTTTGGCTATGCTCTAATGATGGCGCATAACACCTATTGCCATATTGTCGCTGTACAACGAGCCAACAATCTCACTGATATCGAAACTACTAGATTCGCCCCCGATTGGAGAGAATGGAAAAAGATCAAAGATGCTGATATGAGTGACGAATACTCAGATTGGGTTCCTAGAAATGTTTTATATTTTGATCGATTTGTTAAAGAGCTGTTCAAAAGCGAAACACCGATGCAGATGATTGATGATGCTAAACCTATGTTAGCGGATATGATGGGTATGCGACTCAAAGGTGGCGTAGCCAAAAATAATTTCAATTCACTATTCCAAGAAGAACAAAAATTGGGCAGTGTCGAAGATTTCATGGATCCCGAAGATGAAAAACTTCGTGAACTTGAAGAACTTTATTACGAACAGGAGGCTCAGAATGTATGAAAGAAGAATTAAGCATTTGGAAGAAGCCCACAGGGCTATTGATAAACAGATTGAAACTTTGGAAAGAACTGGCAATTTTACCGACCAACGATTAACTGATTTGAAGAAACATAAGTTGACTTTGAAGGATGAAATTGTTATACTTAAACAAAAGCAATTAGCACACGACAACAAAATAATCCAATCATGAAAAAAGAATTAGACGAAGCACTCTGTGCCAAGTATCCTAAGATATTTAGAGATCGTCATGCGCCTATGACCGAAACTGCTATGTGCTGGGGATTTGATGTAGGTAATGGATGGTATCAGATACTTGACAGTCTCTGCGGCAATATACAACACTATGTTGATTGGAAGAATCGTAGTGCTGAAGCAGGCTACAAAGATTTTAAACCAGTTCCGCAAGTAGTTGCTGTACAAGTTAAGGAAAAGTTCGGTGGTCTTCGTTTCTACTATGAGGGCGGTGACGAAAATATTTCAGGTATGGTGCGTATGGCCGAATCCTGGGCAAGTCATACCTGCGAAGAATGCGGTCAGCCTGGTAAGCATCGCAGTGGTGGTTGGATCCGCACACTCTGTGATAAACATGAAGAAGAATATCAAGAACGCAATCTTCTTAAACAAGGACTCGAAGGATGAAGCGTAATTATAAAGAAGGTGTTCATTCCGAGATTACATTCTTTACAGGGGTAGAGATTGAAAAGACTCCTGCCTACGGGATGAAGACTTTGTTCGTAGTCGGAGTTCACGATCCTTATACAATTTTAGATATTGTAAAAGAATCTAGATCATATACTGATCAATCTAAACATATAACACACATTTACTTTGGTGCTAATCAAAGTTTTCATACTAAAGGTGTAAATGATGCCGAAGGATGGCGTCCTTGGGAGAACATGATTTATGTTTGCCTAGACAGCGAATATGATCTTTGGTGTACATTAGATTTTGATGTCAGCGAAACGGAAGGATTACTTGAGAGCGGTCTTACCGAAAAACGTAGATTTATTCCGCAGATTAGTGTAAAATTACCTTATCTAAATCAATTAGGCTACAATGCTACATTAAAGATAGACGACAAAAATTTTAAAGCAACCAATCCTGGGGTATGGTGCCATAACCTACAGGACCTTTTAGGAAGAGATCGCTTCACTGATTGGGATCAATATGGCAAAGATGAGATTATAAAATAATGGGTACAATGGGATATGCCAATGTTGTTGGCTCTAAACAAGCAGCAATTAGGCCTGCTCGTAAAATTAGGAAAGAAAAAGTGAAACTTACATTTAAACAACGCATTCGTAATTGGTTGAATAGCGATGAGCTAGAACAAGATATTCCGCAACTAGTAGAAGGCGATCGTCTGTCTAGCGAAGGTATGCGTCTACAAGTTTATAGAGCCAGCGGCGGATATGTTGTAGAAACTCGTAGTTACGATCATCACAAGGATCGCAATCTTAATTCAATGCATGTAATCACTGAAGATCAAGATCTCGGTGACGCACTGGGTAAAATTGTTATGATGGAGGCACTAAAGAGATGAAACAAAATTTTAAATCCTATACTGTTAAAGAAAGCAAGGCATATCGTGTTCGAATTGAATCTTGGGAAGCATTGGCTCCGAAAGGATTGGTTTCTATTGAAATCATTCAAGAATGCCTAAATAGCGACGGAGAGGTTGATTCTAGTAGCACATACAGTTATAATATGACTAGAGACGAAATTGCTAATCTTTGTAAAGGCCTTCTAGCAGCATGACAACTATTCGACAAGACGTTCGACCCAATAAAATGATTTGGGTCACTTTCCGCAAAGAAGGTATCCACAAGTATCCCGCAGCCGCAACAGACCCCAACCTAGCAACAGGAGATGAATATGATGTTTCGTTTTTGGCTAATCCTCATCGCCATATTTTTCACTTTAGGGTTTGGCTTAGTGTCACCCACAATGACAGAGATGTGGAATTTATACAATTCAAGCGATGGCTCGAAAAACTGTATTCTAGCAACGAAGGTGTATTGTCGCTAGACTACAAAAGTTGTGAGATGATGAGCGATGATTTATACGCTCAGATTCACGCAAAATATCCAGACCGTGAGGTTTGGATTGAGGTCTCCGAAGATGGAGAAAATGGTTCATTCATCAAATACTAAATTAAAAGGAAATATCACGATGAAACCGCAAGTTGAGAAAATTTTTGACGATCTCGACCGTTACTTAGATTTTTGCCGTTTTGAGTTGCGTGATTTTAATCCCGCACATCTATATAACAAAGATAATGAAAATTATCGTGCGTTCGTAAACAGTCAACGTCCACCAAGACGTTGGGATAATAATAACCGAGGCTATAAGCCTTATCAAAAGCGTTATGGCTAAAATATTTCTTGTTGACTTAGAAGCCGTTGAAACAAGATATACAGGCGAGTGGAAATCCCACTTGCCTGCCTTGCTGCGAAAGAGAGGACACGATGTTCAAGTTATATCTGGCCCTGAGGATATTCCTGCTGCCACTACTCCTGGCGCCTTTCTTAATTTTGGGGGGACTAATATATACAAGTCTCGACAAGTTGAAGAATTCAGTCGTTTATTTACATCCGGATCAGTTAAGCATGGGGATCATTTTATTTTTACTGATGCTTGGCATCCTGGCATCATAAATTTAAAATACATGAGCGAACTTCTTGGTATTAAGATCAAGATCCATGCTCTATGGCATGCTGGTAGTTATGATCCTCAAGACTTCTTAGGAAGACTTATTGGTAATGCTCCGTGGGTTAGGCATGCCGAGAAATCATTCTTCGCAGCCATTGACCATAATTACTTTGCCACTAACTTTCATATTGACATGTTCCATCATAATCTACTAAATGACGGGCTTGTTGAAAATCCTTGGGAAGAAGAAGATAAAGCAGATATGCTAGAAAGTGGAAAATATGTCCGCTCAGGATGGCCTATGGAGTATATGGCAGATACATTGCTGATGTATAAGAATATGCCTAAGCGTGATCTTATTCTTTTCCCGCATCGCATCGCTCCAGAAAAGCAATTACCGATCTTTGAAGATCTTAAAAAGCATTTGCCGCAATATGAATTCCGTGTATGTCAAGAATATCCGCTGACTAAAAACGAATATCATAACCTATTAGGTGAATCTAAACTGGTATTCAGTGCTAATCTACAAGAAACACTAGGTATCAGTTGGTATGAAGGTGCGATAGTTGATGCTATTCCCATGGTTCCGGACAGACTAAGTTATAGTGAGATGGCATTTGATACATTTAAATATCCCTCAGAGTGGACGGAGAGTTACGAATCCTACGAAGTTCATAGAAAAGAAGTTTGTCATAAGATTGTCCAGTATATGGAAAATTATGAAAAATTCCTTCCAAGCCTAAATAAACAGGTACATGCGTTAACTGAGAATTATTTCAGTTGCGACAATCTATTAAAGATGTTAAAATAACTATTACATGACATCCACGTCATTAACTCGGAGAACAATAATTGACCAGCGAATTTAAACCAGATCCTATCATAAACGAACCCATCGATAGATCCTTTAAGAAAGATGAATACGAACCTCTAGGTAAAGAAGTATATGTAAAAGCTTCAGATATGATGTCTGATAAAGGCTATCAAGAAGCATACTTAGGCGATGCGATCCGCTTTAAGATGAAACGTGATAAAAAACGTTTCTGGGCAGGCGATAACATCAGTGACTATATTAGCGAAGAAGATAAAGCAAAGCTAATCGACGAAGCAACCGAAGCATTTGAACTAGTGCTCGATAGGTTACTTATTGATCGAGAAAACGATCCTAATAGTCAGGGCACAGCACGTCGGTTGGCTAAAATGTATTTTAACGAAATAATGGCAGGTAGATATGACCCAGCACCAGACGCAACAAGTTTCCCCAACGATTCGGCGGATCGTTATGAAGGTATGTTGGTTGTTCGTAGCGAGCTTCGCAGTATGTGTAGCCATCATCACCAACCCGTTAGTGGCGTTGCTTATATTGGTATTATTGCGGCTCAGAAACTCATCGGACTTAGCAAGTATACAAGGATCGCTCAGTGGTGTGCCCGTCGAGGTACTCTCCAGGAGGAACTTGCTAATGACATTGCTAGGGAAATCGAAAAAGCCACAGGAGCCAAAGACCTAGGCGTGTATATTCAAGCAGTACATGGATGCTGCGAGAATCGCGGCATCATGGCGCATTCATCATTGACTCAAACTACAGTATTAAAAGGTGCTTTCAAAGAAGATGGCGATACTAAGAAAGAGTTCTTTGACAATATTAAACTACAACAGGAGTTTGCCCCGAGATGAATTCTGTAGATATGGCTAACGATCTAATTAATCGTGCGAAAAATTTAAAAAAGTTTGAAGTAAAGCGTATGCTAGAAGATGGTATACTGTTTAATGGTCCTGTGCCTTTTGATGTCAAAGGCAAAGACGATTGCTTTTGGATCTATGCGTATGCTGTTACGCAGGAAGAAGCAGAAGCAAAAGTAGATATGTGGCTACAAGATAAAACATGATTTGGTATATATTAGCTCTAATCTGCGGAGTCATTAGTATAGTAAGCATGGATCATGTTGTACTAGCACTAGGTCTTATTTTTTCAGTAATAGGAATAATAAGAGAACGCCAATGACACAAGCACTGAGAGACGATCTCATGGTACAACAGCAGTTGCCGGCCACCGATCGTCGAGAGTGGGCTTGGCAACATATGGTAGCTGTTATCATGCTAAATCAAACTGGGCGAAAAGCAGTCAAATATGTGCTGCCTCTTTTCTTAGATCGTTGGCCAGGACCTGGAGAGTTTCTTTGGGCTATGGAAGATGAAGTTAAAGAAGTAATTTGGCCTTTAGGAATGTATAACACTCGTTTCAAAAGACTCAAACGAATGACTGCCGATTTCTTGACTTGGGACGGAAACGATGCTAAAATGTTATACGGCATTGGCAAATACGGTAGCGATAGTTATGAAATCTTTTTCAAACAAAACTACACCGTTGAGCCTACGGATAAAGAACTAAAACGCTATCTTGAAGAAGAGGTATTTAATGTTGTTGAAACTGCTTGAACGACTAGGCCGTAAACGTATCATCATGGATAGGGTCGATAACGAACCCTACCTAGAACGCTACTATCTTTTTCTTAAAGATCGCGAGCGTTTTCCCTTTAACATATTCTTACATAAGTTCTTAAAAGGTGATCCTGATGATGTTCACGATCATCCATGGCCGTATGCTACACTAATTCTCGCTGGTGGTTACTACGAATGGGTACCAGTGTTTAACACCCTAGGTAAAAAAATTAACGAAATAAAATACTGGCGTGGGCCCGGTCATTTCAGAATTTGTAGTCCGAACAGTTATCATCGCATCGAGCTAAAAGATGGAGTAACTGCTTGGACGTTATTCATGCCCGGGCCTCAAAAAAGAGATTGGGGATTTCTTGTTAACGATCAATGGATACAAAACGAAAAATATATAGCACAACGTAAGGAGTCTAATGTTAAAGCGTAAAGTTAGTTGGATAGAATTCCAAGGATTAGTTTCAAAAATTTGCCGAGATATCAGTTTAGGTAGTTGGCGTCCCGATTATGTAGTTGGTATTACACGGGGAGGTCTTCTTCCTGCTGTTATGATCAGTCAATATTTTAATATACCTTGCGAAGCATTGAAAGTAAGTCTCAGAGACAACGGTGGTGAACATGCTACTGAAAGCAATCTGTGGATGGCTGAAGATGCTTTCGGAAATCCCCACCACGAAGTTGATTTCTATGAAGGCAATCCTATGTCTTTGTTTGAAAACGACACAGCCAAACAGATATTAATCGTCGACGATATTAACGATACTGGAGCTACCATTAATTGGATTTTAAAAGATTGGCCTAGCGGATGCTTCCCCAATGATCCAGAATGGGACAATATATGGAACAATAACGTTCGGTTCGCTACTATATTTGATAATCTAGCCAGCAAGTCTGAAGTTAAGATGGATTACGTCGGTGAAGAAATTAATAAAGCAGAAAAACCTGTATGGATTGAGTTTCCTTTCGAAGAATGGTGGACAAAATGATAGATGCTAAAATAAAAATTCGCTGTACAGACAATGGTAAAGATGTCGAAGCACATATTCTTAATTATAAACCTCGAGCGTTTTTAGAAGTAGCATTTCAAACTGTAAAGCTTCGTATGGTATACAAAGAAAATACAAAGGTATTCTTCGGAAGCCTTATGGGGAGAGAATTTGTTATTAAAGAAGATTCATTGCCGCAAGAACGTAAGGAATTTCAACGATGAACGACGATACTGTTAAAGTTATAAAGGATCAGCCTCCTTTTATTGAGGACGGCGATGCTCCCTGGGACAATCTCATCGAAGAAGATTATCATGTTAAAGTGTTCGCTGACAAATATCCAGTAACAGAAGGTCACGTTTTATTTGTGCCTAAATATAACACGGTAGCAGTACTTATGGATGCGTTTGAATATGCCGTAGTAGACGGATTAAAGATGGTTAAAGATGGAAGGTGCGACGGGTTTAATATTGGATTTAATTATGGCACGGCAGCTGGTCAGACAGTTCCATGGCCACACGTTCATTTAATTCCCCGGCGTACCGGAGATATGGAAGATCCCACAGGGGGTGTAAGACATGTTATTCCTGAAAAGGGAAATTATAGGAAATCAAAATGAAAAAAGAAATCGTAGAAACATTGAAGCAACATTTCGGAGCACACATTCTTAAGCATAAAATGAATGTTGATATCATGTTAGCCAATCCTATGGCTATTCACGATCACACAGATTTAATGGATGCTATCGAAAAAGAAGTTAATCAGATTGCTGAATATATGGATAAACTTGAAGTAATGGAAAAATATTTTAATGACTGAAATTAAAATACCTTGGAAAAATCAAAGTAATGTTTTTTGGAACGAAACATGTGCCAAAATTCTTGAACACTTTGGTTTGCCGGGGGACAAATACACTACTGAAGTATCTGCTGACGATATGAAGTTCTTTTTTAAAAACGAAAAAGATGCTTTCTTTTGCAAGCTAATGATCAGCGAGGAAATATGAGAGATCGAATCATCGTAATACTCGCCCTTATATTCTGTATCTGTATACTGTTCTTTTCTGATTTTGGAAATTCTAGGACTAGAGTCTACGATTGTAGTATATCTGAAATCAGTCCAGATTTCCCCATCGAAGTCAAAGAAGAGTGTCGGAGGCTGAGAAGAGAGTACTACGAAGATCAGCATAGGAATAGTAGATATATTACATGAGTAGAACATTATTTTTAGGTGATAGTCATACCTGCGGATACGTAACTGAACCCGGAAAGTTAGGTCCTGGCAGCTATAGTATGTGGAATGACAATAACTATGCCGAATGCTATGCTGAAGCATTCCAGAAACCTACTTCAGTTTATGCTTTACCCGGAGTTTGTAATAGAATATATCCAGATTGGCTACGCACAATGTTAGATAAACATCCTGAAACAGATGAAGTGTTTGTACTATTGGCCAGTTTCAATAGATTTGTGTTAGCTTTCAACGAAACACTTTCAACTGACATATTGCCGGCAGACTTTTTTACACTAGAACACGAGAAAAAGAATCCGTTAGTCGATCTATACTATGATCAAATTTTTAAAGATGATCGATTTCAATTATTAAACAAACCAACATACGAAGATTTTGGAAAGATTGCTGATATTAATTTTGATTATCAAAATGGACTGATGAAACCCGATCTTAGAAAAGATTCATACATGGAAGTTAAACTGTTTTTTGAATTAAACACGCATCTAGAACAGCGAGATTTTTTTAAAGATATATTAGTAATGGATCGTATGTGTGAAGATCACGGTTGTAAAATTTATTTTTTCAATATGACTGATAGAGTTCAGTTTCCTGAACGATTTGATTTTTATACTAAACTGAAATCTACGGTAATATCTCCTGTAACAATAGAATCATTCTTTAGACAGAGATTTATAGATCATAAAAAATATTTTTTAGAAGACAAAGAACATTATAACAAAGCATTTCATGATTTAATAGCTACTAAATTCATACCATGGCTAAAAACGATTTAAAAATATTATTAGCAGGAGATAGCTTTTCTGCGAAATGGCCTGATGGGCCGTCCGGTTGGCCGCAACTATTAGCCAAAGAATTTCACATAACTAATGTTTCTCAAGCCGGTGTAGGGGAATATAAGATCCTTAACCAAATTAAGTCACAGAATCTAAATAAGTTTGATTTAGTAATCGTAAATCATACCAGTCCTTTTAGAATACACACAAATAATCCTATCCACAATACAAAGCTACATAAAGATTGCGATTTAATTTTTAAAGATGTAGAATCAAACCTAAATATCAATGACGAAAAAGTAGTCACTGCGTTTAATTGGTTCAAATATCATTATGACGAAAAATATCAAATAGATATCTACGATTTGATGAGAAAAGAAATTCAATCTATTATTAAAATTCCATATTTGGCTATAGATCATAGTCCAACTAGTTACGAAAGAGCATTTGAAGATTGCCATATCAATTTCAGCAATCATTGGAGTTTTCATCGAGGATTAGTTAATCACTATACCGAAGAAGGAAACAAAATAGTTGCCCAACGAATCAAGGAGAAATTAAATGAGATGGATTTTAGATGTTGAAGAAGACGGTACATTAACATTTCCTCCAGAGCTGTTAGAAGCGAATGGGTGGAAAGAAGGCGACGTTTTAGTTTGGAAAGATAATGGCGACGGTTCTTGGACATTGTCTAAGAAACTTGACAACGACGATGAAAAGAGTGTATAATATATTATGAACAATAAAACTCAAGAAATTATGAGCATTCTTCAAGAAGAATGCGCCGAAGTCACACAAGCGGTATCGAAGTGCTTTCGATTTGGTCTTGATAATAAGAAACCAGGAAAGCCATTAACTAATAGAGAACATCTAGAAGTTGAACTCGGTGATGTGTTGGCTATGATAGAACTATTAGAAAACATCGGAGTTGTTTCTTCTAAAGCAGTTGATGATGCTAAAGAAGCCAAGTTCGAAAAATTAAAAACATGGTCAAGCATATATGAGTAAACTAAAAATCGCAGAGCTGTTTTACAGCATTCAAGGTGAAGGACGCTTTATGGGCGTTCCTTCTGTTTTCTTACGTACATTCGGTTGTAACTTTAAATGTGCTGGCTTCGGTATGCCTAAAGGGGAACTGAGCAAAGAAGTTGAAGATATAGCTTCTCGAGTACATTATTTTAAAACATATGAAGAACTTCCATTGGTTTCTACTGGTTGTGATAGCTATGCTAGCTGGGATCCTCGCTTTAAGGATCTTAGCCCAATGCTTACTAGCGACGCCATCGCAGAAAGAATCTCTGAAATTCTACCATTCAAGGAATGGCGAGACGAGCACCTTGTCATCACAGGAGGAGAACCGTTGCTTGGGTGGCAACGTGCTTACCCCGAACTGTTAGATCATCCTAAGATGAAAGACCTCAAAGAAATTACATTTGAAACGAATGGTACTCAAAAGCTAACCCCAACTTTTAAAGATTACTTGCGAGACTGGGGTATGGAAAATCGAGGGTATCATCGATTGACATTTTCAGTCAGTGCTAAATTAAGTTGTTCTGGTGAGGAGCGGCATGAAGCTATCCGACCCGAAGTTGTCTGCGAATATGAAGAAGTTGGCTATACCTATTTGAAATTTGTTGTAGCCACAGAGGAAGATGCTGAAGAAGCGATCGAAACTTATGACATTTATAGAGCAGAAGGATTTAGTGGTCCTTGTTATCTAATGCCCGTAGGCGGAGTTGAAAGTGTCTATACATTAAATAATCGCCGTGTAGCAGAACTAGCAATGAAAGCAGGCCTACGCTATTCAGATCGCTTACAGGTACCTTTATTTAAAAATGAGTGGGGAACATAATGAAAGACTTTATTAAACGAATTACAGGTCTTAAGAAATTAGAAGAAGAAAAACAAGCTCTTGAAGAAGCTAGAGATAAAGCAGTTGCCGAAACAGTTAGAGCACAAGAAGCCGAAGAACTAGCCAAACTAACACCAAAAGAACGTGCTACCAAAAAAGGAGAGGCTTGGGTATCTGTGCTCGATACCAAAGTAAATCCAGATAACATCCGCAACGGCTTTTTTGAACTTGACTGGAATGAGCTTTTTGTGCTAAAATTAAAGCAAGAGGGATATGGTTTTGAAGGTGATCCTGAGGAGGAAATCGTCGATCGTTGGTTTAGAGATATTGTTCGACAGATGCTTTCCGACGAAGGACTAGATGTTAATAGACCAGCAGGCTATATCAATGTTACACCAATTTCTAAAGGCAAATCAGAGGTTTCATGACCTATATTTTAGTCGATACTGCTAACACATTTTTTCGTGCTAGACACGTAATTCGCGGTGATGCTGATATTAAGATCGGCATGGCTTTTCACATCACATTAAACTCTATACGCAAGGCTTGGCAAGATTTTAATGGGTCTCATGTCATCTTCTGTTTAGAAGGTCGCTCATGGCGTAAAGACTACTACGAGCCTTACAAACGCAATCGCAGTGATGCTAGAGCAGCTCTTAATGAAAGAGAACAAGAAGAAGATAAACTGTTCTGGGAAGCATTTGACACATTTAAAGAATTCGTGTCAGAAAAAACAAACTGTACAGTTTTACATAATCCTCGGCTTGAAGCTGATGATCTTATAGCAGGATGGATACAGAATCATCCCGAATCACAACACGTTATAATCTCCACTGACAGCGACTTTGAGCAGTTAATCGCTCCGAATGTAAAACAATACAACGGTGTCAGCGAGATTACCATAACACATGACGGATATTATGATGCCAAAGGTAACAGAGTCAAGGACAAAAAGACAGGCGAAGAAAAAGCAGCCCCAAATCCAGAATGGCTCTTGTTTGAAAAATGTATGCGTGGTGATACCAGTGATAATGTCTTCTCAGCGTATCCGGGTGTGCGTACTAAAGGCACAAGCAAAAAGGTGGGTCTTACTGAAGCGTTCGAAGATCGTAAAAGCAAAGGATTTGCGTGGAACAATCTCATGCTTCAGAGATGGGTTGACCACAATGGACAAGAACACAGAGTCTTAGAAGATTATGAACGCAATCGTCGATTAATCGATCTTAGCCATCAACCCGACGACATCAAAGAAGTAATCAATGATACTATCAATCAAGCAATCACTTCTAACAAAAATATTAGCCAGGTCGGAATAAGACTAATGAAGTTCTGTAATCTTTTCGACCTTAAAAAGATTTCCGATCAAGCACAAAGTTATTCGGAGCCATTAAATGCGAGGTATACACAATGACAGACATACATGCCAAACCGATTATCGATAATAAGTTTTGGATCATCGAAGAGAACGGAGAGAAAGTCGCGACCCTTAGAAAGAATGAGGATGAGCGATTTGTTATGAGTAATGAAAAGGGCGTTAAGATATATGAAACTAAAAAAAGTCTAACTGATCAATTTGGTAAAGATTTTTTTGTAGTTAAGATTCTTAAAGAAGCACGTGATGCTGACCCGTTAGAAGTTCACGGATATCCTACTAGTGCCGAACCACACAATGCCATGTACGACATCCAGAAAAAACTTCCACTGTTTACCAAGAGCGGGGATTCAAAAAGTCTTTACTGTGCCGGTTACTATGTGATTCGATTCGACAAAGGTTGGGTCAAAAGTTTCTGTCCTAAATTGATTACTTTACAACGGTATCAATATGAAGGCCCATTCAAGACAGAAGTAGAAATGCGTCAGAGGTTATCAAGTGTCTCAAGATAAAATTTCAATTCAACTACCTAGTGTAGAAAGACTAGTACAACGGTTGGTTACTGCTGAAAAAACCAATCAAAAAGAAATACGGATCACTGTTCATGAAGCACGTGAACTCGTCACTGACCTTAGTCTATTAACAACTAAACTAGGTAAACATATCCAAGAAATACATGCGAAATTGGACAAACTGACTCCCGAACAACAGCAAATAACAGTACAGATGGATGGGGGTATATTTTAAAAAGATAAATATATGCGTGTATTATTGTAGAGAAATAAATGAGTAGACCCAAGCCAAAGATACTGTTAGAGTATGCTAACAAGGAAAATTTTAAGGTAGATCAGATTCTCGAGTCTGATGCTATTTGGGCTGTCTTTTATTTAGGCAAACCTTTCAATTTAAAAAGCGGTAGCTTGATATCTAGTTACCCTGGACCTAAATATAAGAAGGTAAGTTTTTCTAATCCTGGCCACGCATACAACCTAGCAAAAAAATTAAACAAACTGTTTAAGACAGAAGATTTTCAAGTTGTCAAATTGACACAGGGCGAAATCATCACGTCGAAAAAATGAAAAACAAAGATGTCTATACACAAGTATTCCTAAAAGCTGCTGAAGAAGAATTTAACGAAGAGATAATAAATTCTAAAAAAAGTATTTGGTGGTGGAGTACAAGAAATAAAGACAGTGGCGGACTACGGCTTACTGAAGAAGGTATAAACTACATCATTGAAAAATCCGATCTAAAAACCTACAAGATCAAATTCCCAAACGAAATCACTATTACTCCACAAATACTTGTATGGCTTGACAATTTCATTGAAAGCCCGTATTATATAACAAAGAAAGACATAACTGTTATTGCTGAAAAGGCAGCTTTTGAACTTTACCTATTTTCGGGCGATATCCGCAAACTAGGATATGGTAAAGCATTACGAAAAAGAATGAACCAAGATTAGTATCTCGAACTTCCTAACACCGTAAATACTAGCATGAATCTTAATCCGTTAAACATCTTGAACAAAAGATCTTTATCATGGATCCCTCCGCATTTTGCTCGGATCAAAATAAAGCATCAACTTTTTGAAAAAGATCTCGAAGATTGGATAACATATAAACTAAGAGGTAGATATTGTCTCATTCAAAGTTTAGACAATAATACTGCTACAATAGGATTTGAAGATGAAAAAGAACTAACATATTTTATGTTAGCCTGTCCACATTTTAGGAGAATATAATGGCAGAAGAAGTTAAACAAGAACAACCGCAAGCACAACCGTCAGAAGCTAAGGCACCCGAACTCACTATCAATGATCTCGGAGCTCTACGTACCATTGTCGATGTTGCTACACAGCGTGGTGCTTTTAAAGCGGCAGAAATGGAATCAGTCGGAAAAGTCTATAACAGACTAGCATCATTCCTAGAGAGCGTAACACCGAAAGCAGAAGGACAAAAAGAAAATGGCTAATATTAAACATGTAGGTCGTATGAAGTCTAACAAGGCAAAAATCTTGGTAGTTTTCAAAACGTTACCGAACGACTCAGATCACTGTCTTGTTGTCGGTACAGCGAGTTTAGATGATGTGTATCATAACTCCATTATCAACCTTGTCGAAAGTCAACAAGCACAGGACACGTTCGAGTTCGGTGAAATCCTTTCTATTCGATATTTTCCAGACGGAAAACCGATGTTAGCTGCTTTACATCAAAATCGGAACCTAATCCGTGTTCCTACTAAAGATGTAGAAATGACGCCTAGCACAACTACAGTTATTTCTTTAGATGAGCTCAACAATTTAATCGCAGAACAGCGAGGTGTAAAAGTTGAAGATCTAGCTATCACAGCAAGTTCAAATAAATCTGAAGTAAAAGAAGTTGCTAAAGTTAAAGATCTAATGGAACAGGCTCCGGCTCCCGAAGTTAAGACTGATGGAGTATTGTCTGACACTGATTTAGCTAAATCATATCGCAGTCAAGCAGATGCTATGTACAAAGAAGCTGCTAGATTACGTAAACAAGCAGATGAACTAGATCCGCCGAAGAAAAAGACGGTAAAGGTATCAGAAGAAGCTAGTGCCTAAAAAATACTTCAAGCCTCCAAAAGATGTTATAAAAGAGTGGCCCGAAGTATTTGAAGAGATATACATGAGCTCAATGCCCATCAAGTATATCAATGGAGTAGAGCTAACTTTTAATGACGGTAGAGTTTGGGAAATCGATCTTCCGGAACAATTGAATCTCGCCGATGAAGATGCTATCATTGAAAAACTCTCTGAGGGAATCAGAGATTTTCAAGAAGAAATCATTACCATTAATTTTCAGGTTGATATCGATAGACTCAAACAAGATATTATAAACTTAACACAAAATATATTAGGTGACAAATGAATGTTAATCTCGTTTCCTACTCACAGCCCACAGGTAGATTTAAAGATATGGGCATCTCGGATGCACAAGAACTTATCGCGTATTGTGCCCGTGTCAGCAATCCCTCCAATCAACTCAACACAGACACCTCCGAAAAACTCATCAGATACTTGGTCAAACACAAACACTGGTCACCACTTGAAATGGTCTCAGCCTGCCTCGAAATCACAACTACCCGAGACATCGCAAGACAGATTCTCAGACACAGAAGTTTCTCATTCCAAGAGTTCAGTCAGCGATATGCTGACCCTACTAAAGATCTCTCGTTCGTATTTAGAGAAGCACGACTACAGGATACCAAGAATCGACAAAATAGTATAGAATTAGATCTAAGAAATGATGAGCATCGCCAGATAGCCTACCAATGGGAAAATCTACAGCGTGATCTCGTTAATCAGGCCAAGGATGTTTACGAATGGGCTGTTTCTAAAGGTATAGCTAAAGAGCAGGCTCGTGCTGTGTTACCAGAAGGACTTATTGAAAGTCGTTTATATATGAATGGTACACTGCGAAGCTGGATTCACTTTATCGAATTGCGTAGTGCTAATGGTACACAGAAAGAACACCAAGAGGTGGCCATAGCCTGTGCTAAAGTGATAGCTGAAATATTTCCGTTAACTGACGATTTTATCAGCCAATAATTTCCATCGATTATATTCATTAACCATTTTGGGGAACGTAGTTAAAAAACTCGTTCCTCTTCTCTTGTCGTGCTCGTCAACAAAAGAAACAAAGTCTCTTCGGATAGTCGGTAACAGGTCTGGGCCATATCTATTATCTTCTGCCCATTTAGCCACTCGTTGAAATTTAGACAATTCAGTACTGTCAAATTTTTTATAACTTAGATTATCGACCTGTGTATTCATATAATCTATAGCTCTATATAACCGTTGAATCTGCTCATCATTAGCAATCTGTAAACTTAAATGAGGCGGCTCTAATAGATACGGAGTATCCATCTGTATTCGTCGATTGAATATAGTATTGTATTTTTCTCGTAATTCTAAAATCTTATCTAACAGTTCTTCGAAATTATAAATGCTCAACAGATTGACAGTTATCATAAAACCTAATTTACTATTCGGTACTTCGTCGAGATATCTATGAACATTTCTTTCCCATTGTTCTAAGTCTAGTCCATTTCTAATATATTCGGCTTGTGCTCCCCAGGTGTCAACGCTGGTATACAACATTATTTCTTTTACTTTATTATTTTCTTTCAGTGATTTAGCACGAGCGATAAATCTATCTAAATTTCTCTGAGGAACACTCATATTGCTGTTGATAGCAAATTGAAGATCTGGTCTAGGATTTTCCTCTATATAATCTAACATTTTAATAAAATTAGAACTGAGTAAAGGTTCTCCTCCAGTGACTCTAAGAGTATTAAGATGTTTATAACATTCAGGAAACCATTTCCAAAAAGCATCAATATAAGGATTATCTTCTTCTTTATAGACAGTTCGACCTTTAGGATTAATAGCATATTGTCTACGGTTAGGCAGATATTCTAAAGGATACTCTCCATGTTTTTTGATCTCACCTTCCCAGGCACTGCTGATAGTAGGAGCACAATACATACATTTCATTTGGCATTCGGAACCGAAACTCAATTCCATGTATCTAGGATAAACATCAGCATCCCATGGCAAATTTTTTATTTCGTTGAGACTGGAATTTTTCTCTTCGAATTCCCAACTTCTTAAATGTCTATCGCTGATCTGCCCTAGATCTTCTAATGCCCAACAATAAGAACATTCTTGAGGACGCTCTCCCTCTAGCATCATTTTGCGTTGTTGTTTTTTATACTTGCTATTGTGTAGAGCTGCTGGATTTTCTTTAACTTCTTCGACGCTGACTCTGTGCATAGAAGGATGATAGCAACTATGATTATCGCCCGTATGGAGGTGGATAGTGACCATATTCCATTTTGCTAGACAAAATCCTTTTCCGGTCTTGTCTAGTTCATTAGCAATTTTAATATACTTTTTATTCGGATCTCGTCGCCAAAACATATTGTTCTTTTAAAAAATTAAAATCATTTATCTTTCTTAGATCTTCGTGACTGTTTTTGAATTTATATCCGTACTCTCTTCCAGCACGGGCACCATTTAAACACTCTTGAGAAAACTCATTTCCGTTAGCGTTTTCACACCATACATCTAATCTATATTCATCGTCATACTTATTTCTGTTCTTTATCACAGAAGATGAGAGTTTTACACATTCTCTAAAAGCAGTCCTCCATGTATGAAATTCGCTAGAATTAAATCTATGTAT